CCACTGACCCGAGCAGCGTCGCACCATTGCCGGTGGCACCTTTATCGCCTTTGGCACCCGGCAGACCCTGGGTGCCCGCTGCGCCCTGCGGTCCGGCATCACCCTTGATCGCCAGCAGTTGCCACCAGGCGTTGCTCGCACCGACGCTGGGAGAGTGACCCTTGTTGGACTGCAGCGCAACGTAGGAGCTGCCACCAAAATAGACGACGTTGTTCGCCGCATACTGGGTAGTCGGACTCCACACACCCTGGTTGCTGATGGTGATGGCCGAGGCCTGGGTTGCCCAGTATTCCGCTGAATACTGGGTGCCGGAGACCGGACCATCCATCTTGGTGGCCCAGTCCTGGGCTGCCTGGGCATTTTCCAGTGCCTGTTCGCTGTAGCCTTCCGAGCGGGCGGCCGCATCCGTGGCCGTATTGGTGGCGGTTGTTACCGCGGCGAGATCGAGTGCGACCTGGGCCGCCTGGTTGTTGACTGCCTGCTGGGCAGCACTGGCGGTTTGCGCGGCCTGCTCCAGGATCGGCACGAGTGTGCTCACCGTCGAGATGTTCTCGGCCAGATAGGAAATCTCACCCAGGTTGTCGTAGACGGTCTTCACCACCGGGTAGGCCGTGCCCAGCAACTTGTCGACGACAAGCGCGTCACTGCCCATCGGATTGAAACTTGAACGCTCAGTCATCAGTGCCACCCATTCCTGTGAAAGCGGGTATTGGTCTGGGCCATGCTGGTCTGAACCAGATCCATGCCCAGTGCTTCGCTGCAGATCGTCTCGTACCGTCCAAGGTGTTCCTGTGCGGTCACCGAGGATCCCTCCGAACTCATGGCCGAGTACACCCGGTAGGCGATGTAGGCAGTCAGTGCGCCCCGGATTACATCCGGAATCTCGATCACGGTGGTCTCAGGCAGATCCTTCGTGAGGATCGGGTGCCTCGCCTGATAACCGACGCTCAGTGCCTTGCCCCCTTCCGGATAGGGTGTCTGCAGCACGTTGTGCTGGGGGGTATAGAGGGAGTCCGGCTTCTCGGGATCGTTGAGCGTGAGCAGACAGCCGAAACTGTCATACACCTCCAGGATCTTGATGCAGTCGTCCTGGAACGGCTCACGCATCAGATCCTTGATGTAGAGGAACGGCTCCACGCTGGTTTCCCAGGCCGACTCCGCGAACTTGTTCAGCAGGTGATAGTTCGTGATGTGATCGAGCATTTCGATCAGCACGTCATTGGTGCGCAGCAGGAAACGCGAATGCAGGCGAAACAGTGCCTCATTCGTGTAGAGCAGTACCTGCGGTTTGCGCTCGGTGAGAATCGTCCCGCCACCCTCACCGGACATGGCATGGTTCGACAACTCACCATAGGAAAGCTCTTCATAGAGCTGTGCGATATTCATCCAGACCTCACACGATAATCACACGATGTAACTGGCCAGCCCGCCTGGGTCAGACTCGTGATGCTCTTCCTCATAGACCTGTACTTCCGAGGGTGTCGCCGGAGCGGAATCAGAAGGCTTCCACGGCTTCAGATACCCGAGCTGCGACACGGTATCGATAAAGTCGTCCTTGCCCTTGATGCCGCTTGAGGTGACCAGCTTGAGCTGGCCCATGGCGAGACCCATGGTCTTTGAGTGCTTCATCTCTTCCGGGAAATAGAATTTTCCGGCCTTGAACCAAGGAACTACCAGATTGAAGCGGGAGAGCTTGTCGGTGATTGGGCGTATGCCAGGGGTTGTATTGTTCTTGTCCGATGAGGCGAAGTTAAACCAGATGTTCCGGTTTATCTGCTCTCGCTGGAGCCAGGAAACAAACCCACCCTGCTGTCCCGTGATCTCGATGCCTACCTGCTGCGGTTTGTACTGCTGTACCAGTCTGAACAGGTCATCGACTGTCTTGTCCATCTTCTGGCGTTCGATGATGCCATCGACCCAGAACCAGTCGCCATTGGAATTGTACGCCCAGACACTGATCACGGAGTAGTCCGCAGTCTGTTTTTCTGAGGTGGCAAAGTCCGTCGTGACATAGAAGTTGAAGCTGCCCTGGTTCTCGAGCAGATTACGCCGGCCGTACCAGCGGATCTCTGCATCCTGCACCAGGCGTTCCTCTTCCGAGGTGATACGCAGCATCAGCTCCTGCATGAAGGCGGAGAGCTTGCCCGTCTTCGATGCCATGTCGTACTGCTCACTGACGTACGCATAGGTGAAACGGTCTTCCCAGGCACCACAGAATTCCTCTTCCGTGCAGGGGAAACGCTCACACACCGGCCATACGTTCACGTCCCACGCACCCGACTCAACCGCCTCGATCAGGATGTCATCCTTGTTGAACGGCGTGCCATTGAACACGACCTTGCGACGGGTCGGATCGAGTGCGTGATTCACACCCTTGTAGACCGTGTCCTTGATCGCCTGCATGGCGGCCCGGGACTTGGAGTCATCGTCCGACACCAGGTCATCGAGCACACAGACGACCGGCCGCTTGCCGAAGATCTTGGTCCCCCGAAGACCCGTCTTCGCACCGAACATCTTGATGCCCAGACAGTGGCCTTCCTTGTTCCGGAACTCGATGTAGTTATCGGTGAAGACTGCGTGGGGAATCCACTCCTGCAGGAACTCACTGTTGTTGTACCGGAACTCGATGTTCTTGCGTGCCGACTTGACACCGTTGTCCATCGAGTCAGATACGTAGATCATCCCCTCGACCTTGCCAAAGCCCGGGATGAACCCGAACATACCGAGGAACAGTGAAAAATACTCCATGAAGAGAGTCGTTTTCGCTGCACCCCGGAAGCACAGATTGGCAATGTAGCTGGAGGGTGATTCCACCACCTTGTCGAGCATCTTCAGGTGCACAGGTGGTGTCTTGTGTGACTCGCCCTGTTCGCCATTCACGAGCTTGATGAAGTTCATGAACGTCAGGGCAAAGGTGCTCGGCGTGTAGCTGGGTGAGTTCAGTTCCTTGTAGCTCACCTGATCCAGCCACTCATCGAGCTCCTGCTTGATGAGAGTCGTGGCCATCAGACCACCTTCACTGTAACGTCAGTCGCGTCGATGATCCGCTGGGCTGCGATCTCCTTCGCTGTCACTCCACCCTGGATCAGCGAGAGCTGCTGGGCTGCGAGCTTGCCAAGCATGTCCTTCAGTTCCGTCATGCCGCTCGTCTCACGCGCGTCAATATTGATCAGCGGCCCGGCCTCCTTCGGCTTGGTCAGGTGCGTGAGGATCGAGTTGGCAGCATCGGTGCGGACCTTCTCCGACTGGGCATTAATCATCAGGTCAGCCTGCACGTTGAGTGCTCGCTGGTAGAAGTCCTGGTTGAGCACCCAGCTCGGCACCAGGGTCTGCTCCATGATCAGGTTGACGAGCTTGCCCTTGGCATAGGCCGACACGTAGGCGCTGATGTCTTTCTCACTGGTTCCCTTCTGCAGCAGCGCCTGGTAGCGGGCGGGGAACGCCTTGAAGTAGGCATCCTTGTTCGTGTCGCCCATCAGCTTGTAGCTGACGTAGCACACGGCGTTCAGGTAGTCCTCGGTCTTGAACTTGCCGTCCTTCAGCACCCCGGTGTAGGAGACGAAGTTGTTGCGGATCTGCTCGGCAATGAGTGGATCCGCCGCGGCGTTATTCACCTGGTCGACCAGTGACTGGGTCACCGCGTTCTTCAGGTTGGCGGGCACGGCCCGCTCGACGATTTCTTTGGTCAGCATCAGTGAATGGCCCCCATACCAAGAACGCACAGCGCCCAGATGAGCCAGGCAAAGAAAATCACCACGCAGGCAGCGACGCCCACTCCCAATCCAATCCAGAACATGTTTTCTCCTGCGTAAACTGCGCAGGACCGGTCGGAACCGGCCCTGTCTTGCCTGCTAATTCTTATTAGCAGTGAACTATTTAATGACCCAGAACCACGGGGGACGCATTCGCATGGGCCGTGTTCGCCCGGTTGATGCGCTTCTTCAGGATCCAGAGGTAGTCCTCCATCGACGAGGCCTGCGCCTTCAGATCCTTCTGCTCCAGAGTGTTCAGGCTGGAGAACTCCGGTGTGGCGATGAAGAGGCGCAGCTTGCCCCACTTCACCTCGAGTTCTTCAGCCTCAACCTTCAGGCGGTCCAGGAAGGTGGTGACCTTCGGCTCTGCACCGACCGTGTAGGCTTTCTCGAATACATCCTTGGGCGACCAGGAGATGTAGCCGGCAAAACCTTCAACGTTGGGTGTTCCGCCATCCACGTACTCGACGAGGTAACCCGGGAAACGATCGCAGGCTTCGCGGTCACCCCCGTCCCTCAGATTCTCATAGGTGCTCTGGTCCATCGGCACGGCACGGACCACCTTGGTGCCAACGTAGGTCAGCGGTCGTGCCCCGAGCTTCGTGACGATCGCACCGGTGGCCGGGCCTGCCCGGTCGATCAACGCCAGCTTCTGAGCCAGGGAGAAGCCCAGCAGCGGCCCGATCTGCTCCACAGCCTTCTGCCGGGCGAACTTGTTGCCGAACTCGGCATTGAAATTTTCCTTACTTACACAGGCGCTCTGCCCTTCCACCGTGAAGCGGCCACCGGCCAGGTTCAGCTGGCAGACAGTCGTGCGGCCATTGGGCAGCACGGTATAGCTCTCGCCTTCGATGGCGGCCATCACCTGTTCGAGTGTCACGCGGGGTGCAACGGCGGCTGCCTTGAGGGCTTCTTCTGAAACGGGTGCATTCATCTTTTCGGTCTCCGTCTGTGCGGTAGTCCACAATTGGACTAAACGGAGTCTAAAGTCTATGTTAGGATTCGTCCATAGAATTCTGCGTCCGGCTCTATTCCTTATGGGAATGGGAGGGTTACTCCTATGGTTGCTCCGCAACAGGGAGGAGGAATTCTTCACACAAATAACCCCATGTGTTAACCTGGAATCGCGTTCAAGGCTGCCAATGGCCTGGCTCGCGGCTGACGATGACGGTTGACTTCGCTTGCGTCTTCTTCAACCCCAGTGGAGAGTGGGGTCAATAACTTCCACAGTGGCAGCTGTCAAACTCCT